TTGTTGTTAGCCTTCCTGTTTTTGTTCCATTGATATTGAAATGACAACAAGGATTAAGTTTGCGAATCTTCTTTGCGAAATCTCGATGGTCTCGCTTTACCATATTGAGTTCTTTTAAATCGATTTTAAGCTTTGTGTGTTTAATGCGATCAATCTCTCTTGTGAGATCAAGCATATAATCATAGTTTTTTGGCTTCTCGAAGTTCTGGAAAACCCAATCTGTTATGAGGTTTCGAACATAACAATACTCAATCAAAAATCGCTGCGGAACCAGATCATAAAAGCAATTTTGTGAAAGATCAATCCTTGCTGTTCGCAAGGACTTATGGAAAGCGAGCAACCTTTCCTTAACATCGCCCCACTGGTCTCTAAGTGACTCAGGACATGCGTCATCCAGCGTTTGAGAGCCGCAATAGAGCTTAGCATACTCTACGTCCAAGTCAGCCAAGAAAGCCGAATAAGACCAAGTATGAGAAAGATTTTCGGGAAGAGGCTGATTGAAAATCAACTCGTCACCGTAATAAATCCCAACGCATTCTTGTTTTTCATCAAGCGTCTGGAAAAGCAATCTTACCTCGTTTTATAGACTTCTTTAAGATATTCTGGGTAATTTTCAAATGGCATTTCGGTCATGCCGCGAAGGTAATCTCGATAAATTCTATCGTTCGATGAGCCCTCTTTGATAGGAATATCCATAAACACTCTGTTAATATAATTCAAAGAAGTCAACCTGTCAATACTTTTTTCAATTTGAATAGCATTATTTGTGATTGTTCGAATTTGATTCTCTGAGAAATCAAGTTGGGACTCAACATTTCTCAACTTAACGTAAAAGTCAGTCCAGAATTCATTTGTATATTTCTTTTCATACTCGGCGGCTAACTCAAACTCTCTCTGGTGATATCTTGTAAAAAGATTTCCGTCTTGAATGAATGTTTCCTTGACTGTTGGTCTTGTTGTCGCATAGCGGCGATAGCTAATAAACATAAAGTTCTTAAATATTTCGATATCTCTTCTATAAGCCGTATTGTAATTTTGAATAAAAACATTTGTAGGGGAAGGATTGGTTTGACCTGTCGACACAATAAACTTCTTTGTTGCCGAGGAAGAAAGATTGCTGACAAGCCTGGTGGGCATATTCTTATCGACATAGAATCCGAACTTTGCCGCAAGGCTTGCGTAGTAATCAAAATATGGAGAATCAATAAAAGCCATCTTAACAGCATCATCCGAAAAGTTCTCTTCTCGGAAATCAATACACAACCCACTACAACTCATGTCGTAAAACCTTGATGTAACAAAAGCCTGAGAGGAAAGTGGGTTCTCTTGTGCGTACTCCATGAGAAAATCAACAAACCTTTGGATAAACATATCAATATTCATAATATCTTTTGCTTTGTTTAATGCCCTTTGTGAATACAAGAAGCCATCAAACGCACGGTTTAGCATGTTGACCTGGACATAATCATATGGAACATAAGATCTTACAACTTCCAAGTTTCTAAAAAACGGGAACTTCGCCAGCTTCTTTTTGTCTAAATCAATCTTGACTTGCTTTGTAAATTCAGTTATCGCAGATGCGACGAAAGGCAAAGCAAACTGTTCGTTTGTATCCGGTATAGCAACCAGAGAGGATTGATCAACTGTGACTGCTCTATAATTCTTGTCCACTCTTCCGTAAAGAATGAACTCATCTCGGTTAAAATCTTTTATAACTGGTCTTATTTCTTCTCTAAGGTTTTCATAAGCGAATGCGGAATAAGTCAATCTCTGATCAAAAAGCTGCCTTGAACCAAGATTATTATTGGCTTTCGCTCTTTGTCTAATTCTCTGTATGTTTGCTTCTCTATTTGCCATCTTATTCCTTCTTATTGATGTTACCAACGTTAGATTGTGCTGCTATCGGCTGTGAGGTTTGAGCAGCTTGAATATTTCCTGAATCATTAGATTCGGTGCCCTCAACTGAAGCATGAACGAGTTCAGATTTATCACCACCAGAAGTCTCGTAAAGCGCTTCGACAGTTGTTTCAAACTTTGCTGCCTCAATATAGGATGAAACCTTAATAACTTTGTGATATCCTCCAAGCCCCATAACTCTGGATATAGATCTTGGATCCAATGGACTTCCAAACCTGGAACCAAAGCCGATGGGGTTGAAAAATAAATACTGACCTGGCCAGAATAATGTGTTACCAAACATGGTAAAGTTTACATTATACACATCAGCAAGGTGACTAAGTGGATCCAGCCTGTCCCTTTCAACAACTCTTTGCTCGCGCAAACCTTGAAGATCTGTCCTGGAAAAACTTGCTTGCTTTACAAGCCCTCTATCCTCGCCGAGCCCCAAATGCATGATACCATTGGATTCGTCTTCTCTCCTGTTTCCTCTCATGTTTGAAGACAAGACATTTTGAATGTAGAAGACTTTATATTGGAATGTATCTTCGGCTGTGAATCTCGTTTCGCCAACTTTAAGAAGTGGTGTTGGGTCTTTTAGGGCATCGATACTTATTCTGGATCCGAATGTTAAAGTATCAGTTACGTTCAGTTTTCTTATTTCACCGCCGTCTGCGCTAACGCCGACCGTGAGACCTGTGGACTTGTCGCCATTTGTCTCTTTTATTCTATCATAAAGAGGGTCCAAAGGTGACCCACCAGTCATTTTAGCAGGCAAAGATATTGTTGCGTCTTTTATGCGGAACATTTGCTTTCTTTGTCCGTCAAAGTCCTGGTACCCGATTGCGTCCAAAACAAACTCTTCCAAGCAATCTTTGATAAATTGATTTAAGCTATAAGAATCTCTTTCTTTCTTTGTCACTCTTCTCGCCCAAAAATCTCGATACATATCAACCGATACAGGAATATCTCCGATGTTGACGATTTTGCGACCAGGATTGTCGCTATCCAAAAGATTTTGAATTCCGATACTGCCTAAAATAATCTTGATGTTTTTTGTTCTTGGATCACTGAAAATCCCAGGAGAACTATCTTCATCTGCCGCCAAGACATCCAATGCTTTTTGGGAGACAATATCTATAAGATCTCCTAAGAAGAAATAAGGGATGTAATATCTGCCATTAGATTCGTATAAGCCAAGCTGCTCAAGATCATCCAGAGAACTTGGCTTGCGATAAACTTCTGTTCCTGTTTGAGATGCGTATCCGACCCCAAAGCAGCTATATTCATCACCATCAATCTCTTGTATATCCGGGGATTCTTCTTCAACAGGGGAAGAGCCACCAAAAAAATTCACAATTGCAGAGCCCGCTGTTACGGCTTGTCCAAGATTCTGACCGGCGATGGTGAGTCCTCTTTCAAGCTCAGAATTGAAAACATCCGTTATACTTTCTCCGCTGGCAAGTTTATTGACGGAACGAATGAGCGCGAATGGAGGGAACTGCGATGAAACTGCGACCAAGCGGTTTTCCGGAATAGCACACCTATCTTCATCAATAACCAGTGCTCCGCGAGCTTTTGCCGCATCAGCGTTGGCTTGACTCACGGCATCTTCATTAATTCTTTGTACAAAATCCTCATTGGCTGGTGTTGGTAGCCCATCTGTTGTGAGATTTAAGGTTTTTGCGTCAAGCTTGCCAAGATCATAATCAACACTTCGAAGAGTGTCTTTGTCATAATATCCAACAAAAATCCTACCTTGGACAAGTAGTTTATTCAATATGTCCGTGTTACTTGCGTGCCTTTGTTCATCTTTTACTTGTTTTATTTGTTCTTTTATTTTCTTTTCTCGTTCAGGATCTTTCTTCTTGGCGTCATCAAGTCTATCTGTGAGTTCAGATATTTGTCTTTTTGATTCCTCCGTCATCAAAACATCAGCGCGGACATCATTTAGCATACCATCCAATCTTGCTCGATAATTGATTGTTAGCATGAATGTTCCATCTTGATTAATTTCAAACTCATGATCAACAAGGGTCAAGAAAAATGTGTGTTTTTGGCTCTTAATAGCATTTTGAATGGCTTTCTTGTTAATTGGGCTGCCGAGATAAGAATCATTGCTTGCCCATCCAACTTCTGCTTTTATTTCATAAAATTTTGGATCTAATTCTCTTGTATCGACATTGATAAATTCTGCTGTCTCTTTGGTATCTATGCTATCATCTTCGAGGTCTTCTTTCGATGGTCGAACAAGAAGATCAACATATCTAAACCCATTTTCATTGGCTTGTAAAAGATCATCAAAGTTCTGAAAATACAGCACAAGCTTGGCTGTAATGTCGCTTTTGACGTTCGCAATGTTTGTCCCGTTAAGTTCCCATTCAAAAGACTTTATACCAACGCCAGAACGAGCACCACCTAATGTTGTTTCTACGCCAGTAGCCTGACTTGTTTGTTTTTGAAGTTCCAAAAATGTTTTGAAAAGTATTCGTGTTTCACCCTCATAGCTTCCGTTATCGTTATACAGCACTTTAAAAAGACTAATCTGCGGGACCAGTGCGGAAGCTTGTGGAACCGTTATTTTCGAAAAGTCAGCACCATTTTCTCTTAGAGTAAGTAGGTTAATTAATTTGTAGGGATCACCATCGATCATATAAGATCTTTTATATTTCTCTTTGTCGTATCCGCGACGTATATTTGCGTCCGCAAGATTACCAACATTTTGAGCTAAAAGTCTTTGGTTCTCAAACGAGATTGCTTGTCTAATTTCTTCTTCTGTTAGGTCGTCGGCTTTTTGCCCTTCTTCAAGCCTGTTGGCTTCGGCTGTACGCTGGGCGAGTCGCTTATCTATCTCTTCTTGTTTTCCTGCCTCTCTGAGTCTGGCATCTTCAAATGCCTGAGAAATACCACCACCTGGACCGAGAACTGTGCCCTTGTAACTTGTTCCCGATAATCGTTCTACTAACTGAGCATATGTATCTGTTTGAGCGAATTGCCATATCAAAGCATACTGCGGACCATAACCATATCCGCCAGTAGAGGCGTTAGGTAAGTTCGGATTACTACTCCATAGCGGCGAACCATTCCCATTTACCGGAAGAGGATTAAGAAACGATCCGTAAGCGCCTTTTTGTAATCCCGTGACTTCCATAAGCTTGTTGAAATCTCGACCATCAAGATCTAAAACATTCCCAACAACAGCAGACTCTACGGGTTCAGTATCTGTTCCGGCTGGTTTATCTAAGTAATACTTTCCACTACTGTCTTTATAAGCCAATGTTTCTTTGCGGTAATATCTTCGGTATACTTCACCCAACTCTGCGAGTGTTTCAAAATTACACTTTCCACGGATCTCTTCGCATATCTTTACGAATTCACCATAAAGGCTTTCTGGTAGACTTAGATTTTGAGCTAACTCGCTATCACCACCGGCAGCGCTACTTATCGCACCTGGAAGAAGTCTTTCTAAATCTTTGGTGGATCTAACAGATCCCCATAAGTCTTCTTTAAAAATGAGATCAATATGAGAGCGTTGGATGGTTTGTACGGAGGAAAGTTCTGGTATCTTATCAAGATACCCAGTCTCCCCATACCATGAATAACCGAAAGCCTTATCATAATAAGCGCCCCAGCGACTTTCCTTCCAAGGCTTAGCCATTAACTGTTCCTCTTATTCTTCGATTTGGAAAATAAATAACTGACATCTTCGAGGGGAAGAGGTATTAAAACAATATCCCCAATCTTAAAGTGACTTTCTGTTGGCTTTTGATTATACCATGAGATAAGCCACCAGAGTTCTGGGTCACCATAGTATTGCGCAGCGAGCTTATAAAGCCTGTCTCCAATCTTCCAAACGTGCTCGACTCTTTGAAGTGATGCTCTTTCTTGCGCAGTAATATCGTTCAAGGTAGGCGTTGTATATTGCTTTACCTTTCGCAAGCCTCTTCTATCTAAAAGATCTTTATGAATCTCTTGGGCATTCGTTCTTATGATTCTGTTGTCGTATCTATTTCCCATATTTTTACCTGTTATTCAATGCTGTTTGTTGGCGAGCTTCTTCTTCTTGTCTGTTGACTTCTGTATTTTCAACCTGCTCGTCTCTCTCTGTTGGATTGGTTGTTTCCTGATTTTTCACTTCGTTAGACTTGGTTGTGCCTTGGGCGTTTACAGTAGAATTTTTGGATGGCTTCTGTCTTCCTTGGCTTGGCTCGGCATTTGGATCTGTTGTCACTGGTCCTGGATTTACTGTGTTTGTCCCATTTGTATTGTTTGGATTGATTTGAACTCTGTCTGCGGAAGTCCCATAGGGCATAAATGGCCAAGATTGCCTCTCGGCAGTTTCGGCAACAATCTCTTTGTCTTTCCCAACCTTAACCGCTTTTCTTTCCCACATCGAACCTCCGTTGGGTCCGCCCTCGTTCCAACCTAAGTGCTGTTCATGAATAACGTCAAAAGTACAAGAGCATCTTAGCAACTTTGGATATAACTCGGCAACATCGGTCTGAAACCATCCTGATTCAACATCTGGTTCAAAAGAAAAGTCATTCAATTTGCCTAACAATCCCGTTACGTCATCTCTTTTAAGCAAGTTAGTAAACTTAATTCTTAAAAGTGGTGGCTTTGAAATTGAGGAAGCTTCGCCTGATACTTTATAAGATGGATATAGAAATCTCATCATCTTTGACATTCTTGCTAAATTTTGTTGTGCTTCCGAGACACTTGCTGCTGGAACATCCCAACTCATTGTCACGGTTCTTTTATTTGCCTGGAATGTGTAAATCGGGTCATTTCTACCATAAACTGGTTCTTCATTCCAGGTTGACGAAATACTATCTTGAAAGGCCGTCAAGAATGCTTTAAAAGCGACAAACCGAACCGATGGTTCACCGTGGATATATTCAAATTGAATATAGTATTGAGAGCCGTTTGCCAAATTATCTGTCGCATCTGAAAAATATCCTCTTTTTGCTATGGTGGAACGAGGATTTCCAGAGACGATTCCAAAATTTGGCTTTGGTGGTGGAGTTTTTTTATAATCTGGCATTTTAAATCTCTATCTTATCCGAATGGATTAATCATTCCGTTAACAAGCTCGCCAACATACTGATCAAAATATCTATTGCCAAGCTCTACTCTTAAATAGATTGGTTGTCTATTTCCACCAGCAGCAACAGGAGCAGCAGCAGCAGGAGCAGCAGCAGCGGGGGCTGGCGGTCTTCCGTTTATCGAATCTATGACCTGTCTTACGGCAATTATCTTCCTTGCGTCGTCAACGTTACTAATAGCGTCTGCCATATCTGTAACCGCTTCAATCGTTTCTGTCAAGTTATCCATTTCACCAGTTATAATTGTTGCGATAGCTTGGAATAAATTCGTTAGAGGAAGAAGGTTATCAAAGTTCATCAGACTAACTGCGTAAGAAACGCCAAGCAGAGCAGCGCTAAGTCCCGCCAAAAGAACAAGAACTGGACCCAAGAATAACGATGCGGCAGCAAGAGCCTGCATACCAATACCGATCATAATTAGCGATGCTCCGAATGCTAACATTTGATCTGGTGTCGCCACTTCAAAAAGCTGAGTCATAGACAGGACAAAAAGTGCCATACCAGCAGCAGCGAGGAAGATACCGCCACCAAGCATAAGAAACGCGGCACCAAGAGCCAAAATACCTGGGGCACCTGCTGCCATTGCAGCGCCTGCTGCTGTGACAACCGGAGCCAAGCCAGCCAAACTTGCCCCTGCTGGTGCGGCTGTGACTGTAAGAGTCGCTAAGGAAGCACCCATAGTGATGATCGGCGGAAGAACCGTCATAGCAGCTAAAGCCAAAGCAGCCATTGCGCTCGCAGCTATAACCAAGTAAGGTAAAAGACCATTTGTTTGTTTGTTAAGATATAAAAATAAATCCGCTGCTTCTTTTATAAAATCTACAACTGGCTGAAATTGAAGCGCCAGAGTTCTCATGATTTGAGTTGTCTTGTCAGCAAGATTATTAAAGTCAGAAGTCTGCTTTTGAAGATCCACAAGCTCAGATTGAGACATGTTAGCCATGCTATTACTTAAATTATCAAACTCGCCTGCCATTACGAGTGCTAATTCACTAACATCTTGTAATTCTGCTGCGTTAGCAACTGCTTGTCTTTCATAATACCCCATTTCATCGAAGCTCAAGCCTGCTTCAGCGATAGCATCAGATAGATTTCTCATTCTATCAACAGGGTTTGTGGCTGTAACCATCTCCAACGAATTCAAGAAAGGACCGCCAAGGATAGCATTTAATTTTCCAACGGATTGGGCGGCACCTTCGAATGTGTCAAATTTTTCTGTTATCCCCAAAAGCTGGTCAACCGACATGTTAGCCTCACGGGCGGCGGCAGCAACATCCATGAACACTTCAACTCCCGTAGAGCCAAACTTAGCCATGTGTGGTGCTGCGCTCTGGAAAGCATCTGCCATTTCAGCAGGAGGCATACCAAGCGCTTGGGCAAGAGTAAACATTTGCCTCGAAGTCGCAGCAGCCTCTGCGCCACTCAGTCCCATAACCGAAGTCATTAACTGAATATTTTGAGCAGTTGAATCGGCGCTTACACCAAACTTGTCAAGAAGAGCAGTTGTTTCTGCTATATCTTGTCTTGTTGAAGCCGACATATTATTGAAAGAGGTAACGTTCGTAGCCAAACTAGCATAAGCAGCAGCGGCATTATCGATTCCGACGCCATGCTCATACATGTTTTGCTCTAATGCCATGATTTCGTTATTATATAAACTGGAAGCGCCTGTTGCCTTATTGAATTCAACTAAGACATTATCGGTTGCCATAGAGAGCGCTACCGACATTTCAACAACTTTTGAAAGACCAGATGCGAGAATGTTTGTGGCTGTAAAGGTTCTCTGGAAAGAGTCTATTAAACCTTGCATACCGCCTGGCTTCATCATCTCGGCAAAGATCGAATCTTGCAGTTTTGAATTTACGCCTGTAAGAGAATCAAATATGTTATCAAATCTGTCTGCGACGTTTTCTGTTGTCGCATTAATTTGCCTCAAAGCCTCTAGCTGTTCTTTGGTAGCTCTGCCTTGGGATACTTCAAGTTCAAGAAGTTTTTCTTGAATATCTCTTTGGAGTTCTTGTTGCTCAACAATTGATTTAGCAAGCGATAACTTGACTTTAAGTGATTCAAGCTCGTCTTCTAATTCTTCGGCAGTCTTTTGTGCCTCTTGTCTGAGGCTTTTAAAAATTTCTTCTATCTCTTTCGCATCTTTGCCAGCTTCTTTAAGGAATTTTTTGAATTCGTCAATTTGTGCCATTTAACATTCCCCCTTATTTAAATGGCCATTTGAGACCTGTGCCTTTTTCGAAGCCTTTTATAGCTTTATCCAAAGAAGCTTTTGATTTAAATGTTTTTGGATCATCGAGTCCATGCTTTTTAAGTGCTTCAAGATATCTCTTCTCTCTTCCAAGAGTTCTGGCGAGAGATTCTACATCTTCTCTTCTTCCCTTGACTCTATGTCTGCGAGAAAGAGGTTGTGGGGGACCAAACATATATCCCATAAGGAGCTTTAAAGCACTACCAAACATTGAAAGGAAACTTTCGTCAAGCTTGTTTTTTTTAAGCTCTTCCAAGTCAATCTCTAATTCAACAATTTGGTCTTCATTCAGGAGCATATTAAATCCTTTCATTTTATATATTAAATAGTTTTTAAAAAAATAAAACCGAAAACGATTTGCTTTCGGTTTTATCGTGAATTAGGTTTCTTTTTAGAATTCTTTTCCATCTCTTTCTTTTCTTGTTCGAACTGTTTTGCGAGTCGGTTCAAGAACCATCTACGAATTTGAATTGGTAGATTATAGCTTTCTATGAAAGACCATCCACCGTGATATTTCAAAAGAAACATCTCTTCATAGACGTTTTGGATGTATTCATCACTTAGGGTAAAAAAACTCCGCGTTAAGCGGAACCTCCACTACACCTTCGTGATTGCAATGGGAGCATTCAAAAGTCTGCGCCATGCTGACATTTGGGACCGCCTGGGCGTATATCTTTCTCAAATGTCTCGAATCCTTAGCTGGAAGGTGATTTACTAAAGAATTAATAGTAGCTGGATCGGTTCTTCCTGAGACAGAAGCAATCGTCATTTTGAGTTGATCTGTCAAGAAGGTATCTGCAAGGTTTCCTTTCTTTTTGTTTTGGTTTAACCTTGTCAGATAGCTTTCATCTTTGCCTGTTAATAGGCGCAGTTCTACGTCTATGTCGAGAACAGGCAACTTTGTAATGAAAGTTCCGTTATTTGTCCAAGCTATATTTTCTAATTCATCACCTCCTTTATTTATGGATTTTTGCCCCAAGTCAAATGTGTATCTTGAGGATTGAGAGCAAGATGGGCATACTACTTGTGTTTCGTATTCTTCCCCATACCCTGTTTCCCTTGCGGCAATCAGGATAGCGTTTCTATCGCCGACGAGCAAATCTTGGACGTTGATACTCTTGTCGACGACGACGCTCTGCATGAACCTATCTAAAGCCAGACCCTTTTTGAGCAAAGTTCTGGAAGAAAGAATATCTTCCTCTTTTGCTGTCATATGTCTGATTTCTATTGTCTCTTGTCCAAAAAGCGGGTGACCTTCTGGATAAAACTTTCCTCCAGATGGTAACTCAACAAATTCCGTAGGTGTAGAAAATGTGAGTGGTCCACCTGGGTTTTGGAAAGCGGCAGCAGGACTGTCATGTTCTGGACCGTTGTCCAGACCAAGCCTGTCTTTATTTCTAGCCAAATAACACCTCTCGTTGTTATATCAAAAAAGTTATCTTATCGAGTTCCACCGGAACCTGGTTTGAAGAATGTTCTTCCATTGAATGCCGCAGCGGTGCCAGCAGCCTCGGCAGCATTAGCTGTTTCGAGAACAGCCCAATCATACCTGAGTGTCAATGTAATCTCGCCAAGAGCATCTTCATCATAGCTCAAATCGCCATATTCGATTCCCTTGATGAACGGATTCCAGAGAGTCCAGGTTTCAACAGCGCGACCATCAGAATCGATTTGTTCGATTGTAACGCCACCAAGTGCGTTGACGGACTTTTGCTTAGAAATGGTTTCTCTAGAATTAACATTTCTTGGAGGAGTATAGCCACTTGCCTGAAGAATGGCGGCAGTTGCGGCTGCGGCATCAGGAGAGACTGGATCAACAAGTGTGACTTGAATTTCATTCCACTCAACTCTGCCTGGATAATAGAATTTGTGATTCAAAAAGCTGTGTTCTTCCTCAGTCAATGATGGAGAAGGCTTTTGAACGTTTTTAGCATACCATGTAGCACCATTTGGCATGTTACCTAAAATAACCACAAATCTATATTTTCTTTTTGGATCTTTGTTTTGTGCGTCTGTCCAGAATGCCATGTTGTATTAACTCCTTCTTTACTTAAATAGTATTTTATTTTTTTTAATCTTCAAAAGATGCACCAGATCTTGTAATAACAAAGTCAATAGCGATGAATTCGATAGCTCTTGCTGGCTTAAGGAAGATCTTCGCGTACATAATGTTTTGATCAACAAGGTCTGGTGTTGTTGTAGTCTCGTCAAGGATGACTCTGAATTCTGTCAAGCCCAATCTGGATTGAACACTGGACAAGAATGGATTTACTTGGTTTGTAAATCTTGTCCAAGTTGTTTGAACATTTTGGTCGAACAACAATCCGGATGCGATTCTGGAAATCTCCTTCTTGACGTAGATCATCAAGCGGCGAACGTTGATGCGATCAAGAGCAGATCTTTGAACTTGCATTGTCTTTTGTCCGAAGACTACGATACCCTCAGATGGGAAGGAGGCAATTGGGTTAACATTGGCGTCATACAATTGATCTCTATCCTTGGAAGTCAACTTGTAAGTCAAGTTTGTGACTGGGATACCTGCTGCGCCTTCGGAGAGACCGCCTCTATTGAAGCCTGCTGGTGCGAACCAAAGCTCAGACTTCGCTTCAGAGTTAGCCATTGTACCGATAGCGACGACAGAAGGTGGAACCCAGAGAAGTCTCGAATTGATAGTGTCTCTTGCCTGAGCCCATGGGAAGTAGGTACAAGCGTAAGAGGAATCAATTTGTCTTGCTCTCAAAGAAGAGATAGCTTGTGCTGGGGTGCTAATTCTATCTTTGAAAGCATTTGTAGTTTCTGTAAATGGTTCGTATACATTTTCAAGATCGATAATCGCGAGAGCGTCTGCTCTGTCTTCGCAGATATCAATCATTTGTTGCGTAAGTTTTGTATTTGTCAAGCCAGGGATCGCAAGAATGTTGTATTCAACAACTTCTGGATCTGCGACTGATTGAAGCGCTTGCTTGACTGAGTTGAACGCATAGTTTGTAAACTCAGTGTCTGTGGAAGACATAGCGGAGTTTCTGAATGGCTCCATTTCTGTAATTTTAAGACCATCGAATCCGCCGAACATAGGAGCGGTGAAGCTGTCATAGCCAGCGTCAAGAATCGCTCTATAACCAGAACCCTGTGCTGTTGTAGATGTTCCCGCAGCACGAGATCCAAATTCGTGGAAAGATGTGGCTGAACCAGTCGTAACAACATCATCAAGAGAGAATACCCAAGAGTCTGTAAGCGTGCTTTGAAGACCTGCTGGGTAAGAGCGGAGATAATCTCCGTAGCCCTTTTGGAACTTAATATTCTCGTCTTCCAAGTCTTGGGCAGTTGTTGCTCCGAAGAAAGCGTCTGTTGGGTTTGCCAAGCCGCCTGCGGAAGCAGAAACTCTTGTTGGAACGCTTGGGAAGTAAATCGAAGCAGTGTGATCGGTATATCCACCAGCGCTATATTGGTTTCCTGCCGTAGCCAATGTGTTTGCCGCAGCAGCACCGCTGAGGATGATAGAATCTGTGCTTTGAAGCGCTGTT